CCAACATACCAATCTCGTATTGTTAATGTATAATCTGTCGTAACTGTCTTAACAGTTCTATCTATATTAGATAGATTATCTGCTCCGCCACCAGAATATGATGGTTGATAAATTGGTCTTGCAGATTGAGTTTCTACAAGTTTCTTAAGATTCTGAATATCTTTTTGTAGCTGAGCAACAATCAAACTAGTTTTGCCATTACTTTGCTCCTCTGCTGGCTGTTCTGGTACACGAATACCAAAATCAACGACAGGCGTTTCTTCTTCTTGTAAATTTGATACAACCGAATCTGTTGAAGAAACATCAGATTCTACAATAGGATCATTTTTCTTTTTTGCCGATTTTAGTAAAGCAGCGAATTCTGATAGCTTATTTGTTTTGTCTTTGGTATATTTCATTGTACTACCTTTGCGCATCGACTATTTAAGCTGTTTGTGTTAGTATTGAAAAATCTTTTACTTTCTTAATAACGATATGTCGATCAAATAATTCAGGCACAACATTTCGATGCGATATCACAATTGAATTTACATCTTCTTCTATAGATCCTAAAATATCAATGAATATACCTACAGAATCTTCATCTAAACTTCTATCAAGAGTTTCATCAAACATCAATAGATTGGTGGAGATAGAATTTCTATTCATTGCAATTTTTCTCCATGCAAACAAGATTGCTAAATCAATCTTAGTTCTTTCTCCTTCACTAAAACTGTTATAGCTAAAGTTATCACGATCTCTTGCTTTAATCGTTTCAGTAAACGTTTCATCTAACTCAAAACTAACAAACATATCAAACTTTTGAAGATATTCATTTATCATAGAGTTCATGATAGGAATAAATGTAGATATGATTCTAGCTTTAATTCCAGTATCTTTTAAAATCTCTATCGATGCCTTATAGTAATCAATCTCTTTTGCTGTATCATTCTTTAATGATGTTTTATCAAATAAAGATTTAATATATTCCTTCAACTGACTTTTTGCTAAATCAATACTATCTGTTTTAGATTCTTTATTGATATCAAGCAGGGATTTCTCTTCTAAAAGAAGTTGATATTGAATTTCACCCTTCTTAGTTATTAACTCATTATACAGATCTAACTGTTTACTAATTATATTAGCTTTTTCTATAAAAGAATCCAGCAACTCTGTAGCACTTTGCTTATTATCTGTTATAGCTGATAATGTATTCTCAATTTCTTTTTCTTTTGAAGTTTTTAACTCAATATCAATTTCTTGTCCACAAGTAGGACAATTATTATTTTCATAAAGAGATAGCTGCTCTTTATATGTTGATATTTTAGCATCAAACTTGCTTATAGCAATAGATATCTTAGACTTACTATCTTCGATTTGTTTTGCTTTTGTTTTGATATCGGTTAACTTAAGAATCTTATTCTCTACATCTGTTAGAGAATTCTTTAACTCTTTTATCTTCTCTATAGTCTTATTCTTTTTATCTTCTTTCTCTAAATTGGTGTTCAATAATTCGTTTTCCAATGTTTTTATTAGATTCTTTTGAGAATCTATTTGATTCTTTAGAATTTTTATTTCATATGTGATAGAGTCCAACGTGGATTTATTTTCGCTTAGCTTTTGTTTTGCTATATCCAACATGTCTGAGAATATAGATATATCTAACACTTCTTCAGTTATTGTTCTTCTCTCAGCGGCAGATAGATTCATAAATGGAATATATGTTGTTGCTCCAATTACAATAATCTGTTTAAATGTCTTAAAGTTTATTTTTAAAATGTCACATTCTAGATAAGATTGATAATCCCTTGATGCTGAATCTTCTTTTATCAAAACAGAATTCTTGTATATTTCAAAGATAGAAGGTTTCTGTCCTCGAATAACTTTGTATGTATCTGTTCCTATGGAAAATTCTATTGTGACTAATAATCCTTTTTTATTGATACTATTAATCAGTTGTCCTAGTTTTATGTTTCTGTATGGTTTTCCATACAGACCATAACAAATAGCATCCATTATCGTACTTTTACCGCTACCGTTTGTCGCAGAAATAAAAGTATTCTTATGTGTTTCTAAATCTATAGATGTGTCTACATTTCCATACGAAAGAATATTCTTAAATGTGACATTTTTAAATTTAACCTGCACTGCTATTTGCCTCTGAATATATTCTCAATAAAACATTCTTTAATGTATCTCTATCTAAAGTATCAGCTAAAGATACATTGTTAACATATTCACCAATCATATCAGTAACATTTGATGTGACGTCATATCGATCAACATCTTTATCATTTTCTTCTTCTTTGATTATATTATCTATCAGTGATCTTTCAATCAATTTTAGATCAAGTGGTTGCATAGAATAAAGGTTATCTAGTAAACTTTCTCTTGATTTTACATCAAGATCAAAATCTAACTTTACTCTAACAAATTTCTTATGTATTTTCTGTTTGTCTATAGAATCAATGTCTTTCATAATAATTGATGAATAAAGAGTATGTTTATTCTCAACTAAATCAATAGAATCATCGGATAAAACAAAAAATCCTTTTGTTGTATTACAATCTTGCCATGTAAGTTCATATGGTGTTCCTGTATAAAGAACATTGTCTTTAGATGACATATGATGATAGTGTCCGCTAAAAACTTGTTTGAACTTTTTATATGTTACATGTGTATGGACACTTTTTGCTAGATGTCCTCTAAAGAGTTCAAACCCATTAAATTCAAAGTGCCCAGCACAGTAGATGCTTTTAGATAAATTTACTTTTTCTAAAATTTGTCTTTCGTTTTCCTTACATATCCAGGGCACAAGTAAAAATGATTGATCTTCAATAATATAATCGTTTGCTTCTTTAACAACAGTAAACCATTCAGAGTAATCATGTAAAATTTCTTCAACAGAAGATATCTGCAAAGATTCTCTATAATAGATGTCATGATTGCCAAGAATCACGTAGACATGGATTCCTCGTTCAATGATTTTCGAGAGAAAAACATTTCGAAAGAAATTCAACGACCATGTATTGATATGTTTTCTTACATCAAACAAATCACCTAATTGAATAATCGTATGTATATCATTTGCATCTAGATACTGAAAAAAATCTGTATAGAATTTTTCCATGTATTCATGATGAATGATTGAACTGTTGTGACATCCAAAATGGGTGTCACCTAAAATTGCAATTTTCGCCGACATCAATCAATATCTAAAACTGGTTCAGTTGGTTCTATCTTTTTTGCTAGATCTTTCTTAGCTTTGCTTGCTACCATTTTCTGTTCATATTCTTCGACATCAAAATATGGAACATAATCATTTATAGATCCACTATAATCGCTAAATTCACTAAGATCATTATCTGAAAGCGTATCATCGTATTCAACGGATTGAAAAGATTTGGCTTTGATGTAGCTCATCTTTTCTTCGTAATTGATCACATCGACCATTGCTCTCCAGCATACATTTGTGAAATATGCAAAAGCATTATTACTAACTGCAATATTGAACTTTCTAACCTTGGCACAGCAAGCAAATATTGCATTACTAATCATTTCATCTCTGAATGTATAACCAACAAAGTTATATCTTGATCCAAGTTTATTCGCTAGAACCATAAACTGTTTTGCAATCAGTTTTGGAATTTGCTTTGGCTCTTTTCCCTCAGCTTCTCTTGCTTCACATTCATTGATATACTCAACTATTGCCTGAGTAAACTCTTTGTTCGATATATAGTGAGTTGTCATATTATGTTTATCCATACGATTATAATCCGATCATTATATCAGATTTCGCTAATAAAGTCAAATATTAGTTTAGATTTATTATACTTGCCGTAACATTGCAATTGCCTGTTACATCGACATTGCAATCTGAATCTACCTTTATGTTTGCATTTCCATAAACAGTTAGATTCATTGTGTTGTTAACTGTTGTATTGCTTGATCCACCAACGTGAGTGTTTTTGTCATCGATGACAATAGTATTAGAATCTGCATTAACAACTACTGTACTATTTTGCTGTACCTTTGTTACTAGTTGTCCATCTGGATGAAATTCAATGAATGTTCCTGATCTATGATGAATGTTTATTCTTTCATGATCTTCTGTATCATCTATTTCAATAATATGTCCAGAGTTTGTTGCTATGACTTTATTGAAAGGATATTTTGTGTTGTATTGTGTTACTGGTTCTGAAATTACGTTTTCGCCAGCTTCTTTACCAGTTATGATACTTGATCGTTTTTGTTCAACAATAGTTTCTGTAATAATACCTCTAGCAAGTCTATTTGTATCTGCTTCTTCGTAATATAGAGGATATTTTTTATTAGGATCGCTAAATCCTCTCTCACCCTTTGCTTTTGGATTTTCTATAGCAGTTGTGATCTTTTCAATTGCTCTAGTTTTTCCAGATTCTGTATATACGGTTTTTTCTTTTTCAGTTTGTTGAATGTCTGTACATTCGCTTGGATCTTCATACGATTTAGCAATTGTGATTAATTCATCTTTTTCGGATTTAAATCTAGATAATAATCCATTCCACAGTGCTGGAGAAGAAACAAAATCTTGTCTAACTGTACTTATTCTGCTGTTATAAAGCAATTCTATTACTTTGTCATCGCATACTTTGTCTGATACACTACCGAGAACTGATTTTATTTTAGAAGTTGCTCCTTGTACTCCTAGTTGAACAGACATAGACCAAATTGCTTCATGCACTGCTCTACCACGACTTGTTATGCTTGCTGGCAATTTAGCAATTGCTGGCTCATAATATTCTTGTTCAATGAATTTATGTTGACTTTTAAGAAAATCTTTAGCGCCAACTCTTGCAATGTCTCTCCATACAGTATCAAATGCTGATGTTGCTGGAAATAATCCGGAAAATAAAGTTGCATATCCAGATGTTCTAACATATCGCATAACAGGAGAGTTTAAAGTTTCTCCGATTTTTATATCAGCGCGTGTTGGTTCGCCGTTTGCGTTTAGATATGATGCGAGTTGATATGCACCATAAGATGCGCCGCCTCTATCAGAGGAATTTTTATAGTTGTTTATAGTGGCAGGATTTCCATTGGATTCATATTTGCCACTAACACTTCCTAGATTTTCTCGAATAACTTTTCTTTTTTCTGCTCTATTTTCTATAGATCTTGGAGTTAGTTTTACAGGTTCTCCGCTGCCATCCAAAACTGGTGCACCGCTTGAGTCTTTTAATACATTATCATTTGCTGGAGCTTCTGCATCACTGAATTCTACTTCTTCATCTGCTGCAACTTGTCCTAACGGATCTTTTGGTATACCATGCAAAGATGCTAAGACGATAGGATATTGCTCTTCAACATCTTGAAAGTATAGAATGACCCATGAACCAGGAAGTAATCCTGTGGGAGAAAATCCTATACCACTCATAGATGCAGATGTTGCTGGAATAGCAACAGATGCCCATGGTAGACTCTCAGTTGGTATTAGAGCTTTATCGTCTGTATGTAAACCAAATACACGAACTCTAACACGACCCAATCTAAGTGGATCATCTACATCCTCAATAACACCTTGATATAATTGCATTATTCTACTATCGTTGCATCATGAACAGTATATTGATGATATTGACCAGATGGTCTAAAAATCATTTTTTTGCTATTATCAATTTTTAGCTTTAGATTTCTTGGCAAAATGAATTCCTGTTCTCTTGGATATTCAGAGTATTCCTGTGCATATAGACCAGAAAATCCTTTTGGAACATGTATTTTTATGATATCGCCATTTCCAAACTCTGCAAATCGATGAGCATGCATAATGTTTAATGATGTTGATATATATGCTGGATGCTCAACAATCAAATTATTTGAAAGTGTCTTAGCATGTGCACCATTTGTACCAGAATAAACGATCATATCGTCTGGTGTTTTAACTTCATTCAATGCATCATCCATTCCATAGACTATAGCTTTATCGTTTGTAGATAATAATCTTTTAGTCAATAGTGCAGTGTTTATTGCTTTTGATCCTTTTGTATATTTTTCAATTGCATCTAGCTGATCAGCAGTATATGCTCCAACTCTGTATTGAGGCATTAATTCTTTTGCAATATCATGCGTACTTGATCTGAAATTGACATCCATATTCCATGTATGCTTTCTAGCATCTTCCACAGAATCGAAAGGCAGAGCATTACTGCCATGAAAAACAAAGTACTTATTACTATAATCGGGATGAGTATATATGCTAGTATGTTTGTCGTGGAGGACGAAATCGTTGTTTTCGGGAAGATCATGTATTGTGCCTAAAAAATGCGGTGGTGTATAAGCGTGTAGTTCTTCTAATAGCACATTCTCTCTATGTATATCAAAATGTACAACTGGAAGATAAGAATGTTTTTTGTATTCGCTAAAGTTTAACATATTTCTCCGTTCTGATCAAGATCATGCATCAAACATTGAATCTTTAGATAGATTTAAACTTAACACATGTCGCTCTCTTGTCAAGGTGTGTTTTATGCTTGTGACTAGATATCTTCCAGACAATGACTTGTCTACTATCTTTTTCCAATTGACTTCATCAGTCTCTAAGTTTGGCATTGTAGTTACGGGCACAAAAACATTAACTACGTTTCCGCTATAGACATTAAATCTTCCTGCAACATCAATAGATATTGATTGACTATTTATTGTTGAAATTTCTGTCAGTCTTTGCCTGAACCATTCATTCGTTAGTTCATCTGGCATACTGCTTGTTGTTAATGATGGCGCTAAACGTGTTCTTAGTACAGAATTTACACTTCTCAGCACATCATTAGATGCTATAGGAGCAGCATTAAGTCTATTAAACTTATTAAAAGATTCTAGAAAATCATAATATGCATATTCATATGATTTTTTTAGATAATCAACGATAAGACTTCTATTGCCATATGTGCCTGTAGTGATTCTTTTAATATAATCAAATGTTTCATCTACATATAATTTATGTATAATACTTTGCTCGTTTAGTACATCGGTATTATGTGTGTTTGGAACATACATATAATCCCATGTAGAATCTTGCGCAACTAGAGCATCCAATGGCACAAAATTGAAAGATTTTTTAGTTTCAAAAAATACATAGCTAGGAGATGATGTGTCTCTACTTACAGCACGATTGCATAGATACATTATGTTCTGTAACGGAGACCAGTAATTCGATATATAAGAAACAACATTCTTTGTTGGATATGCAAATACTTGTTTGTTTATTTCTAGAGCTTCAACGAATTTACTTGCTACTAAATTTGATGGTTGTCCAGAGATAGCTTGACTAATTTTGATATTCATATCAATAATAGCAGCAGATGATATACAATTTAAGGTATATGTAAATGCCTTATCAGCTATTTGCATTCTCTCTGTTAATTTGTATATAAAAAATCCTTGCTTTATTAGACCAGTTGTTCCATCTGGTCCTCGAACATCTATCTCAATATATTCTTCGCCTACGATTGGTAAAAGACTGTTAAGCGATTGTGTATCTGTTATGTTAACGTTAAGCGTTATAAATGGCGTATGGATAGATTCAAAAATTTCAATATAGTTAACTAACTTCGTTATGACGATAGGATCATCTAGTTTATTTGTATAGAGATGTACATAATTAACATCATATTCTGATGGAGATGTAATACCGTTAGGATCAAGATTTATTCGACTTGTCATAGCTTATATCGATATTAAATCTTTATATTGATCAACGAAAGATGTTAATACATCTCTTTTTAGAATTTTAACAGTTCTTTTTGCTTCATTTAACTGTCTTTCATATTCAATGTTTGTTATTGGAAATTTTTCTGAATAAAATTCATCTACCCAGTTTCCATTTATATCTTCATAGTGATGCAATGCATTGATATCTGTATATTTTTCTTTTGCTACTTTGTTTATAACATAGTCTGATTGAGGAAAATCATTCCATGGATCAAATTTTTCGTTAACAAGCATAATTACCCAATGGTATTGGGTACTTTTATAAAATTTATGTGATATTACTTCTGGAGTTTCTCCATCTTTAGCTTCATAGAATGTGTAGAACAAATCATTATTCTTCAAGTTTGGGTCAACTCGAATTGCACGTATGAAATCTGTGACAAGAATTTTGTTCTTGTTATCGATATCAAATGTTGTGATTGGAAATGTTTCGAAAAGCATTAATATCCCTCTGCAATACGATCTCTATGTAGAGTTTCGATTTCTTTGAATGATAGACTTAGAGTTGTTATAATTGGTTCGCCTCTTTCCAATGATTGAAAACTTCCTCCAGGTGCGTAATCTACGGTCATGTTTTCAACTACACATGAAGAAATTTTATTCAAGAATTGATTATTATATTCTTCGGGTCCTGCACCTTGCGATGGAGTTCTTAATCCATATTCGATATCAAATTCTGCTGGGTACAAGTATAGAAAGTTTCCATATCCTGGAAGCATTTCTGGATGAGCAAAGTACTTGAACATTTTAATTATTTCAGATACTTCGTTTGCTTCTTCTTTGTTTCTTGGAGCAAATACAAAATTGAATTGAAAAGATCTATTTCCAACATATCTAAAGAGAACATCACGACGAGTATTGATAGCAGTTCTAGATAATAAACTTACTGTTTGATTAGCTGATGCAAGAATTCTTCCAAATTTACCAAGAGTTTGTCCAGCTTCTGATCCAGATTCTCCTAACCTTTGAACAATATTATCTAGAGAATCATCAGTCATCATAGGAGATGTAATTTGATTCAAAGATGCCTTAAGGGCTTCATAGTTTTGGCTTTGTGCCAATGTTACTAGTAAATCATCTGGTGTTTCATATTGAAAAGAATAATTAGATCTAACCTCTGCTGGAGTATAGATAGTTATATTGGCTGCCAGTTTTTTTAATCTGTTCTGTAGTCTAAATGTTTCTGATAGAACAGATGCTATTTGTTCTCCAGCAGCATAGCCTCCTGCTGCTCCTGCTGCAACTACTCCAGTTGCAGTAACTCCAGCAGCGGCTTTAGCTTTTTTAGATTTAAAAAGGTTTTTAAGAAACGCTGCCCCAACAGCAGTTGTACCGGCAGCTATATTTGCCCCTACTGCTCCTCCTGCTACTGCACCAGCAGTTTCAATAGCATTTATGTCAGTTGTATTTGTATTTGCTCTATTTTGATCTCTATTATCAACATATCCAGTAGTTGATACAATGTTTCTTTTTATAAGTTTAGATTCTTCATTTAAATTTATAAAAAATCTTATAAAATGATCACCTTCATCTTTCATTGGATATCGCAATGATCTAACTGCTGGTATATATGTTTCATTATATACTTTTGTGTTTGTGTATCCTTCGCTAGAACCTGCTGGATATACGCCAGATTCTGAAGTACCAACTACACTATCATTTTGATCTCTTACTAGAAAGGATTGAGTCATGAATTTGATATCCTTGAATATTTTAGTTATTTAGATATGCAAAAACAGTATAGACAAGGTATATATAAGCCAATAAATCCCAAAAAATATGAAGGTGATCCTACTAACATAATTTATAGATCATCTTGGGAAAGAATTGTATTCAATTGGCTAGATAGAACATCTTCGTGTGTTAAATGGTCGTCAGAAGAAGTCATAATACCGTATAGATCTCCAGTAGATCTAAAAATACATAGATATTTCTGTGATCTAAAAGCAGTATTTAGAAATCAAGATGGTACACTGAAAACATATCTCATTGAGATAAAGCCATTCGTACAAACACAGCCTCCAAAAAATAGAAAAAATCAACGAGCACTAACAGAAGCAATTGCTACATATGAAGTTAATATGGCAAAATGGGAAGCAGCAAAAAAATATTGCAAAGACCAAAATTGGGAATTTAAAATTATAACAGAATATGAGATAGGATTGAAGAAATAAAAAGGCGTAGGAGCGTTTTATTTTACGTAAGGAATATCTGCCTATACATAAAAATAAATATTAGCTCCTGCGCTCTCCTGAGCCGTTCCAAAGCTATTTTTATGATATATGTTTTCTCTATTGTATAAAAATATTTATAATAATGTATATTAGCCGCTGCGCGGCAGCGCCTGCGGCGCATGTACTTATTTTATGTAATATAATATATTAATACATTATACCATAAAATTTATTTTTCGTCAAGCACTTTTTTACTTGACTTTTTTCTTGTTTTGATGTATAATACAATTATGATTAAATTATCAGACTTAAAGCATCTATTGGAAGATTCACGGATAAAGTTTAAAACTGAATGCGTGAACGGAGACTACCTCACTATCGTAAGCTATATGATAGCAGATGATAAACTATGGGACATTCCATATGCCACAGAATGCAGAGGAATAACATTTGATGCATCTGGTAATTGCATTTGTTTGCCATTTCATAAGTTTTTCAATATAAATGAACGCGAATCAACTCAAATCGATAAATTATCATTTGATAATTCTCTTCTGCTAGAAAAAAGAGATGGATCAATGGTAACACCAGTATTGATTGATGATCATCTATACTGGAAAACTAAAAAGTCTTTCTATAGTGACGTAGCTGTTACTGCTGCGAGTTTTGCTCCTGAAAATATCAAAAGATTAAGTTTTCATCTACTAAGAAAAAATATAACTCCAATTTTTGAATTTACACATCCAAACTTTAGAATAGTTTTGGATTACGGTTCATATCCACATTTTGTTTTATTAAATGCGAGAGATATTTCTTCTGGCAAATACATCGCAAGAAGTGAATTGGAGATCATTGCAAAAGCATATAATGTAGAGCTAATAAGAAAATTTGATATTGATCCTCACAAAGCAATTGAAGAGCTATCTACAATAAAAAACTTTGAGGGGTATGTTATTATTCATAAAGATTCTGTTTGGACCAAAGCAAAGTCAAAATGGTATCTATTGAATCACCGCATAATGACTGAGTTACGAACTAGAGATGTGGCATTAGCTGTTATTGAAGAAACAGTTGATGACATGAAAAGTCTATTAGTTTCTGAAGGCAAAGATATTGCGCCTATTCTAGAAATAGAAAAATTAGTAAATGATCAATTTGAAAAGATTATTAACAATACTAATGTGTTAGTAGATCTTATGCAAAGAGAAGTATCTAGAAAAGATGCTGCATTGAAATATAAATCAGATGAATATTTTTCTCTTGCAATGGCTTTATATTCAAATAAAGAACCTGACTTCAAGAAGTTCTGGAAAAATAAACATCTAAAAGTTGACTTTGATCTATCAGTCGTATATAATCCCATGTTTACTATGGAATAGTAAATACTATTTCAGCAAGTGGTTCTTGCTTAATCAATCAACCATACAAAGAAAGGAAAATTTATGTCAAGTCTATTAGATAGACTCAAGAAAGTTGGGTCTGTAACATCATCTACGCTTGCAGAAAGCTCATTCTTCAATAACAAAGAAGAAGTAGTAACAGAAATTCCAGCACTTAATATTGCCCTATCTGGCAAAATTGATGGAGGACTTACTCCTGGTGTTCTGATGGTTTCTGGACCATCTAAGTCATTCAAGACTGCGATTTCTCTATACATGGTATCAGCATATCTAAAGAAATATGATGATGCTATTTGTATCTTTTATGATACTGAATATGGATCAACTCCTGAATATTTTCAGTCATATAATATTGATCTAAATCGAGTTCTACATATTCCTGTAGAGCATATTGAACAGCTTAAGTTTGATCTAGTAAAAAAGCTAGACGAGATTAAGAAGAAAGAACGTGTTATCATTCTGATTGACAGTATTGGTAATGCAGCGTCAAAGAAAGAACTTGACGATGCTGTAGATGAAAAAACTGTTGCCGATATGTCCCGTGCTAAGGCATTGAAGAGTTTTTGGCGAATTATTACACCACAAATTACTGGCAAAGAAATTTCACTGATTGCGATCAATCATGTCTATATGGAAATTGGCATGTATCCAAAGGCAATCGTTGGTGGAGGCACCGGAGGTATCTATGCATCAAATGCGATTTGGATCATTTCAAAATCGCAAGAAAAAGATGGCACAGAAGTAGTTGGATTCAACTTCACGATTAACATCGAAAAGAGTCGTACTGTTATTGAAAGATCTAAAATTCCATTAACAGTCAAATTTGATTCTGGCATCGATAAGTATTCTGGTCTTCTTGATCTTGCATTGGAATCAGGAATTGTTCAAAAGCCATCAAATGGTTGGTATTGTATTGTTGATGAAGAGACTGGTGAGATGGGACAGAAACGCCGAGCAGCAGATACAGCATCTGAAGACTTTCTTGGCAAAGTACTCGAAATGCCAAAGTTCCAAGAATTCATTAAGAAAAAGTATCGACTAACATATAGTCAAAATTCTACTGCAAACGAATCTCCAGTTTTCACTCAATCCGATGATGAGGAAGAATGATGTCTTTTCTGGATTTTTTCAAAAAATCTAAGCAAAATGACGATTTATATGAACTTGTAGAAAATGAAATAGACGATGATGTCTTTAGACAAGGAATACGAATCCTACATAAAGAGTTTAAAGATGTCATCGTAACTATCGATCCAAAAGTTCAAGTTATACCAAATGATGATAAGCTAGTTATAAAGTTTGATTTTGATGTTGTAAGCAATCCAAACAAAATCGATATTGACAAAAAATTGCTTCATCCTATCGTTGGTGATATAATAGTCGATCTTATGAAAAAGGACTACGCATGAGGAAAGAAGAGATCATTCTCTCTGCACTTACAAAAGATATCGAATACACAAAAAAAGTAATTCCACACATCAAAGCAGACTATTTTCAAGATAGAAAAGAAAAAACAGTATTCTCACTGATTGATAATTTCTATACAAAGTATGGAAAACTGCCAACTCGTGATGTTCTGACATTGGAACTTGAAGAAGCAAAAAATGTATCTGAAACAGAGTTTGACGATACAAAATCTGTTCTAAAAAGTTCTTTTTCAGATACCTATGATTATGATCTGCAATGGTTGGTTGATGAGACTGAGAAATTTTGTAAAGAAAGAGCAGTATACAATGCAATTATGCAATCTGTTTTGATCATCAACGGAGAAGATAAAAAGCATACAGAGGGACAAATTCCAAGTATGCTACAAGATGCATTGTCAATCAGTTTTGATCATGCGATTGGGCATGATTACTTCACGAATGCTCAACAGCGATACGAGTTCTATACAAAGAAAGAAAGTAGAGTCTCGTGTTCACTTGAACTTCTTAATAAAATTACTGGTGGTGGAATTCCTCGAAAAACATTGAATATGTTTATCGCACAACCTGCTGGTGGTAAAAGTCTTGCTATGTGCTCACTTGCAGCAGATTATTTGCGCCAAGGAATGAATGTTCTTTATATCACGCTCGAACTAGCAGAAGAGCGTATTGCAGAACGTATAGATGCAAATATGTTCAATGTTCCTATTCAAGATGTAAAAACTCTTGATGAATCTGTATTTCTTGACAGAATTAGTAAGCTAAAACAGAAGACGCATGGAACGTTGAAGATCAAAGAATATCCTACAGGATCAGCAGGTAGTTCTAACTTTAAGATTCTAATCGATGATTTGATTTTGAAAGAATCTTTTAAACCAGATGTAATGATTGTTGATTATCTTGGTATCACTGCAAGTAGTCGTTATAAAAATGCATCTGGTGTAAATTCTTATACATATCAAAAATCCGTTAGCGAAGAGTTACGATCTCTTGCAGTTGAGTATGATATGTTACTATGGACTGCTGTGCAGACAAATAGAAGTGGATTTAATACATCTGACTTCGATATGGAAAATATCAGTGATAGCTCTGGACCATTAATGACAGCAGACTTGATTATGGCTATCATCAGAACACCTGAACTAGATGAAATGGATCAACTTATTCTTAAACAGCTAAAGAATAGATTTGGTGATCCAAACTATTATCGTAGATTTGTTGTAGGTCTTGATAAAAGTCGTATGAAGTTGTATAACGTCGATACATCTGCACAAGCATCTCTACAACAAGATGTAGATGATAAACAAACATCTAGCGAATCTACTTCGAATCGATATTCAACAACTAAGAATAAAACAAAACAATCATCTAAGATTGAATCAGCAGAATGGAATTTTGATGAGTGAAAGTAAACATTCCCATTATTATAAAGAAGTCAAGCATCTTGATTATATCGATGTATATCGAGTGTGTGATCTTTTCAATGTAACTGATCCATGTCTACAACATGCATTGAAAAAATTGCTTGTTGCTGGTGGACGTGGACATAAAAACATTGATCGTGATGTACAAGATGTTATTGATTCATGTTTACGCTGGCAAGAAATGCGAAAAGAAGATATTGCAAAATGAGTAGAAAAAAAGTTCAATCAGTATATGGAGATATTGTATCTGAGGATGCAAGATATGCATTTGAAGATAATCCATGGGATCTATGGCAAGATATGCCAGAATATGATCCTAAAAATATTCCATCTAAAGAACCATATCTAACTTTACACGTTGAATTAGAAAACGAACAAGCATTGATTGATTTTGGTAAGTTAATGGGACAAACATTAACTCAGCAAACAAAAAGTACATGGTATCCTAATCGAAAGCGAGATATCTATAAAACTGGATATATCGGTGAATTTCAAAAAGGATTAACTTATAAAGAAGAAAATTTGCCAAAGTATCCTATCTATATTGTGTCAAAGACACGATGGGAAGTCAGACTTACATCAGATAGTTTGATAGAGATGGGACTTAAGCATTATATGATTGTAGAAGAAAGTCAGTATGAAAATTATAAAAATCATACTGACCCAGATTGGGTAACATTGCTTATTCTTCCACAAAAGTATCTAGATGAATATGATACATGTGATGATTTAGGAAGTTCTAGATCAAAGGGTCCAGGAGCAGCTAGAAATTTTGCATGGGATCATTCTATTTCTATAGGAGCTAAGCGTCATTGGGTAATGGATGACAACCAGAAAAGATTCTTTCGTAGCAATTCTAACAAGCGATATTATGCGATGAGCGGTGCAATTTTCCGTGCTATGGAAGATCACTCTGATCGATTTGTCAATTGTTATATTAGTGGACCCCATTATAGATTTTTCGTAGTACCAGATGAAAACAGACCACCCTTTGTGCAAAACTGCCGAATTTATTCATGCCTGCTCATTAAAAACGATATCCCGTATCGTTGGAGAGGTCGCTACAATGAAGACACCGACTTGTCTTTGCGAGTTCTTAAAGACGGGTATTGCACGATTCAATACAATGCGTTCTCAACAGGAAAAGTCGTAACACAAGCACTTGCTGGCGGTAATACAACAGAATTCTATGCCAAAGAAGGAACTTTGCCAAAGAGTGAAATGATACAAAAATTACATCCAGATGTTGCAAAAGTTAAATGGATGAACAATCGATGGCATCATTACGTATCGTATGATGGATTTAAAAGCAATAGACTGATTCTTGATGAAAATCAATATTTTAATCCTGATAGCGAATATGGTATGACATTAGGTACACTATCATTCACTTCATCAGAATCTGGAGAAGACGATGCCTGATTCTAAATCAGATAAATATTTTGAGCCAAATGAGCCTCCAGAGGAAATCAAGCAATCAATGCAAAAAAAGAAAACTTTGATTGTTAGATTTGAAACTAAAGAAGATGTTTTAGAGTTTGTAAAGAAAACAGGCATTCATTTGATTCATGGAAAACCAAATCGAATTACATTTCCTCAAGGAAATGTTTTTGATGATATCTAAGGAATTTTGTATGAGCAATTTATCATATTTGCAACCGCCAGCATATTGTCCAAATGCAATTGCAACAGATCGCGGATGGGTTAATCCTAAAAATGGCGAACTTCTAGCAAGTATCAGAAACTTAAAGCAAAAAATCGAAAATGCTGAGCGGGAAAAATTACTTGCAGCA